GAGATTGCCCCAAAGTATGTGGATGTGATTGTTAAAAGGTGGGAAGAATACACAGGAAATAAAGCAATATTATGGCAAGACCAAAACTAGAAATAGATCCAGAAGAAGTTGAAAAATTGGCAATGATGCATTGTACGAATGTTGAGATTGCTTCTTTTTTTGGGTGTGATGAAGGAACAATTCGAAAACGTTTTTCCGATATTATTGCAAAAGGAAAAGATAAAGGAAAAATAACTTTAAGAAGGTATCAATTTCACATGGCAAAGAATAATTGCACAATGGCAATTTGGCTTGGTAAACAAATTCTCGGTCAAAGAGATAACGCAATATTCGAAGATGAAGAAATAAAAGAAAGAGATTTGATTTTGTTTGATTCACCATCTAAAGAAAGAATTGATTCTTTCAGGAAATATATTCAATGAAATCAATGAAGCTATCAAACTACATTCCGCATCTAGGTCAAGAAGCATTCCATTATTCTATTGATAATTTGTACCAGTTCGTTGCTATGATATGCGGGATTCGTGGCGGAAAAACTTATGCCGGCGCTAGACAGGCGCTAAAGCTGGCTTGGGAGGACAAGAGCCCGCAACAAGCTGTTTTTGGAATTATTGCGCCAACATACAATATGCTTGATAGCACCACATGGCGAGAGTTTAAAATTGCCGCCCATCCGCTCATCCGGGAAAGTATCGATACCAAGAAAATCATCATTCTTAAAAATGGTCGTGAGGTGCATGGATTCAGCGCGGATAAGCCTGATCGCGTTCGTAACGCGACTCTTTGCGGATTTTGGCTTGATGAAGGGCGCGAATGTAAAGAAGGGATTTGGGATATTTTGCTCGGTCGGGTTCTCTCCACAGGTGGCAAGGGCATCCTTACCACCTCCCCTAATTCGTACGATTGGATTCACGATGTTTTTATTGCGTCCGGGGATAAGGATTACGGAGTTGTCAAGTTTACCAGCTACGACAATACCTATCTTGATAAGTCAAGGATTGAATCTCTCGAAAGAAAATATGATCCGAAATTTGCACGGCAAGAGTTATATGGCGAGTTTGTTATTTTTCAAGGCGCAGTTTATTACACATTTAATCGCGGTGAAAACGCTGGAGATTTAGCATTTAAGATTGCTCAGTATGACCCGTATAAACCGTTAGGGCTGTGTTGCGATTTTAACGTAGACCCTATGGCCTGGGTAATGGTTCAGTTTGGTAAAAATTTACAAACAGGTGAAGCAGAGGCGTATGTGGTAGATGAGTTATACATTAAAAATTCAAATACACCCGAGGCATGCACCGAATTTACGCGTCGTTATCCTAATCATGCCTCCGGTCTGGTTCTGTATGGTGACGCGACGGGCAAGGCCCGGCATTCTTCGAGCAATGTTACAAACTGGCAGATTGTCAGGGACTTGCTCGGGCAGTATGGGATCACAGATAAGGTGCCGCGTTCTAACCCTGCTGAACGAGATCGAGTTAATGCGGTGAATGGTCTGATGTGTAATGCAAGAGGGCAAAGAAGATTATTTGTCAATCCCAAGTGTAAGCACATGATTCAGGATTTTGAGCAGGTTTCTTTTAAAGAAGGGACGACGCAAATTGATAAAAGTAATCTGGCCCTGACTCACGCATCGGATTCAATAGGATACATGATTGCGGAAGAATTTAGTCTCATTCAAAGCAGAATACACGGACTAAAAATATAAAGGACACATCATGCCTAGCCAAATAATTAAAGATTTAGTTGAGAATCCGCATCCGATACATAAACGGTATTGTTCATATTGGAATTTTTTGCTTAGCAGTTATGAGGGCGGTGTCGATTATACAAATGCGGTAATTCAAAAAGGATCGTCGGTTTCTTTTTGGGACAGCGTTGTCAAAGTCTTTGCCAACGGGCAAGAAATAGGGAATCCTCAAGTAAGCGGAAACCTTTTTAAGCATAAGAAAGAGCGGGGCGAAGATTTTAGCTCGAGAATTGAGCAGTCGTATTATTACAACTTTTGCGCGCCTGTAATTGATATTTACACTAACCATCTTTTTAAGCAGCCGATTATTGAGGACTTTTTGAATATCGAAAGGTTTCTTGAGTACAGGAAAGAAAACATCGACGAGATGGGAAGCTCGATTAACGAGTTTCGGAAAGAAATGGCTTCGGTCGCTCAATTATACGGGCATTGTTTTGTCGTTGTTGATATGCCGCAGGACAGAAACGAGATCACGTTTGAAGATCGGATATTAAATAACAAGTTTCCGTACTTCAATATTTACCATCCTCAAAATGTGATTAATTGGGCCCTTGATGAAAAAGGCATGCCGTATTGGGTTTTGTTGGCCGAAAGTAAAGATTCCGGGGTAGATTATTCGACCGTTAAGAAAGACCGGAAAGAAAGCGTGCAGTATAGATTATGGACGCGGGATAAATGGGAAGTTTACGACGGTGAGTACAATATGATTTCTACCGGGATTCATAGCGTTGGCCTCGTTCCTATTGTTTGCGTATTTAACAAGCAGTCGAAAAAAGCAAAGAGTTTCTTGGGGGTAAGCGAGATTGCGGATATTTCTTTTATTGCACGTGATATTTATAACGCATGTTCCGAACTAAAACAAATTCTCCGGGATCAGACCTTTGCGTTTTTAGCCGTTCAAGGAAAATCTTCTGATTATAACGAGGCGGTGATTGGCGTTAATAAAGGTCTTGTTTACCCCGAGGGAGCAAACGTGCCTCAGTATGTAAGTCCGCCGTCTTCAAATGCGGACGTTTATTTTCAATACATTGACAGGCAGGTGCATAAGATTTTTCAAATGGCAAAACTTGAGGGCGGGACAGGAGAATTTCAAGGGCAGAGTGCTGTTCAGCAATCGGGAGTTTCAAAGGCGTGGGACTTCAATCAAACGAACAGTGCGCTTTCTCAAAAAGCAGGAAATCTTAATGATGCCGAAGAAAAAATATGGAATATGTTTGCGCTGTGGGAGGGACAGAATAAATTTGAAGGGTCTATAAAGTACCCGGATGAATTTTCAATTCAGAGTGTCAATGAGGATTTAGACGAAGCCGAAAAAATGGCTAGGTTAAATCTTGGAAAAGAAACCGACTTTGCTGTGAAGGAAACGATTATTAAAAAGAAGTTTCCTCGGGCCAGCGAAGAAGAAATAGATGCGATGGTTGAAAGTATGAAAAGTGTTGTGCCGGAAAAGGCTCAACCAAACCGACTAGCCGAACGGCTAGGACTGTTTAAAACAGGTATCCCGAAAGGGAGAGGAGAATTGAATGGAAACTAAATTTTGGTCTTTATTTATCGGTTTAGCTATGGCGGCGAATATTGCAATGACAGCTTTTTTAAAGGGATGGACTAATTTCTGCAATGCGTTTCGGTCTTTGGGAAACAGGGGCGAGGCCGGCGGAACGGGTGATACTGGTGGAACGGGCGGCGCAGGGGCAGGAGATGCCGGCGCAGGAGAAACGGGAAAGATGTTTACTCAGGCTCAACTGAATCATATTTTAGCGCAGGAAAGAGAATCATTTAAGTCAAAGCAAACAGAACTGAACGCGCTTCGTGAGTTTAAAGCGCAGCATGAAAAAACAGCGTCGGAGGCAGAGCAGAAAAGACTGGAAGAGGCCGGGAAGTACGAAGAAGCGAAAAAAGGATATGAAGCAAAGATCAATGAATTTTCTCAAGTTATTTCAAAGAAAGACGCGGCCATAAAAGATATGCAAATCGGGTTTGCTTTGCAGAATGAGATTGCCGCGCAGAACGCATACCCGGACGCAGTTGATCTTATTAAAAGTATGGCAGTTGTCCAAGAAGATGGCAGCATCAAAATCAAGGGCAAGGATGCCAATGGAATAGATACCCTGCTTGATGTTAAGCAAGGGGTTGAGTCTTTCTTAAAATCCAAGCCGTATCTTGTTAAAGCAAGTGCGCGCGGAGGATCGGGAAGCACTACTGGCGTAGGCCAGGGAACAACAGGCGAGAGTGGGGCGTCAAACCTTGCAACGCTCAACGCGCAGTTAGCCGCATCGATGGCAGCAGGGGATACAAAGACAGCAAGTGAAACCGCATCAAAGATTAAAAAATTACAGGCATCAAGAGGAATATCCTCTCATATTTAAGGAGAAAAAAATGCGTTTTTCTATGTTTAAAAGACTTTGGAGTAATCGTGGTGCGAACGAAACCACGACATCGACTATTGAAGAAATGATTCCGACGATTGTGGCTTCGGCTCTTCTGGAAATGCAGGAGGGTGAAGTTGTTCGTCCGTTAGTCACAAATATTCCGTTTCCCGGGCCCGACATTATCCATCAGACACCGTTTGTTAAGATTCTAACGTCTGAGGCAGATGACTCCCTGTCTAATCAAGCGATTGATTCAACTACGTCAACAGAGACCTCGCCGTCAGCCGCTACGGTTGGGGTGCATGGCGCTACCGTTATGGTTAAGGAGATCGCCGAGTTGGGCGCGGTTGATAATGTGGCCGCAATGGCTGGTCG